TGGAGGAACTGCTCAAGCATCGTCAAAGTTAATAGAAAAGGCTGGTGGTAATCTTGTTGCTTGTGCATTTATCATTGAACTGTTAGAATTAAATGGTAGAAAAAATATTTCTGACGTACCAATTAAATCATTAATTTCTTATGACTGAATTGAAAGATTGGTTGAATTCGATCAACCTTAATAAAAAGAATATGATTGATGAGGATCCGTCAGTCGAAAAGGAATACCCTCCATTTATAATTAATAAATGTTTGTCAGGACATCTTGACACAGTAATGTTTGCAAATGAGATGAATAAATATCCGTTTCTTCCAAAGAAGATGCAACATGACTTTTTTATACATATAGTGAGGAAGAAAAAAAGGTTTTCTCCTTGGTTGCGTAAAGACAAAATCAAAGATCTTGATAGTGTCAAAACATACTATGAATGTAGTAATGCTAAAGCGGAACAGATTCTAAAGATTCTTACAAAAGAACAACTGAACTTTATTAAATCTAAACTTGATATTGGAGGAAGACAATGAGCGTTCTTAAGGAACCTGATGTGAAATGGAATCCTGACCAGATGGTCGAAGTGACATTAAATGAACCAGATGATTTTCTCAAGGTGAGAGAGACTCTAACACGTATAGGTGTAGCATCCAGAAAAGAGAAAAAGATTTATCAGTCCTGTCATATTCTTCATAAACAGGGTAGATATTTTTTAGTACATTTCAAAGAATTATTTGCTTTAGATGGTAAGCATGCAAATCTTACATCTAATGATGTGCAACGTAGAAATCGAATAGCACAACTATTAGTAGATTGGGGACTTGTTGGTATTGTAAGTGCCGATACGATACAAGATGTAGCACCTTTGAATCAAATTAAAGTTTTGTCATATAAAGACAAAGGAGATTGGATATTAGAAACAAAATATAATATTGGTGGTAAACGGAAAAAGGTAGAGGTAACTGAATAAAATTGTAGGGGATGCAACATCCCCTTTTTTTGTAATCTATGATATAAATATAGATGAATGCCGAAAGGGTTCAATTAATAAAGTCGCTTTAGGAGGACACTATGACTTCACTACAAAGGTATCACTCTGCAAACTTACCAGAGTTGATGAAAATAATTTCAAAGAACGGTATAGGTATGGATGATTACCTCGACCGCTTTTTTAATTCTTTTGAAACAACAACAAACTATCCACCTTACAATTTAATTCATGTAAATAATGTTGAGTCTGTGCTAGAGATTGCTCTTGCAGGATTCGGTAAGAAAGAACTAAAGGTTTACACTGAATATGGAAAACTTGTTGTCGAAGGGCAGAAAGAAAGTAATAAGGAGGCATCATCCGAGTATGTCCATCAAGGACTGGCTCAACGAAGTTTCACAAGAGAGTGGGCACTTTCAGATGATGTTGAAGTCCGAGAGGTTCAATTCAAAGATGGACTTCTTACCGTCAAGTTGGGTAAGGTAGTTCCAGAACATCATGCAAGAAAAAATTACCTCTGATTATCAACATCCGGACTTTTATAAAAGTCCAAATGGTGTGGTGTATGAAAAAAATCCAAAGAAAACATACCCGCACCTTTACGCTGTGTTTTTACTAGACTCACATAATACAAGTTGGTTTTGGATACGTGAGGATAAAACATGTTATTGGCAACATAGTCGTAAAGAACTTGACGATGATGTCTTTGTAGACGCTGATAACTTACAGATGGATTTATTTGGAAAACCAGTATTATCGAAGGAGTTTATTATGGATGCAATCTTATAGGAACCTTGACAGGTTCCTTTTTTTTATATATAATAAGTAAAAATACTTATTCAAATGAATCACGCACTATTTATTGGTATCGTCGGATCTTATCTTCTTGCGAGCACAGTTTTAAATCCCTTTGTTTTTGCCTAAATACATCGTATTGAATAATCCATGATTAAAGGAGTTTTCAAATATCTCGAAGAGATTAAAGATGCTGCTAGATACATGTTGCAGGGTTTGTCTGTAACTCTTTCTCATATGGGGAGGAGACCTGTAACGGTTCAGTATCCTTACGAAAAACTCATACCATCAGAAAGATATCGTGGACGCATACACTATGAGTTTGATAAGTGTATTGCATGTGAGGTATGCGTTAGAGTATGCCCAATTAATCTACCAGTGGTCGACTGGGTGATGAACAAACAGACAAAGAAAAAAGAATTACGTAATTATTCAATAGACTTTGGTGCTTGTATTTTCTGCGGTAATTGTGTAGAATACTGTCCTACCAACTGTCTATCTATGACGGAGGAATATGAACTCGCTACATTTGACAGACATCAACTTAACTATGATAATGTCGCTCTTGGACGACTTCCCACTAATGTTACAAGCGATCCCACTGTTAGGTCACTTCGTGAACTTACTTATCTACCCAAGGGTGAGATGGATCCACACACAGTCAAAGACAATGACCCTAGAGTAGGTAAACTTCCAACAGAGGTATTGGATTGGATGACAAAATAGATAAGATACCTAAATGGTTTTACAACACCGTGATCTCTATGGGAGTCATGGTGTTTGTTGCTTTCGGATTAATATTTTTTGGAATGACATGATAATAGTTTACATAATAGCATTTGGTTTAATTATACTTCTTGCTAACCACCTTTATCCAGATTGGTAAAACATGACTTTTGCAACAATTTTATTTTTTTTCTCTTTCCCTTTTGTTCTTCTCACCATCTACATGGGAACAAAGGGTGGATATTATGACAGCGATGATTATAATGGTGATGGTTGTGCCCATGATGTAAAACGATGATCTATCATGCCATTCTATATCTGACAATATTTGTCTTGATTATTCTTGCCTTTGGATTTTTTGATCCATGACACTTGACTAACCATCAGTTTATGGTATAATTAGATGAGGAGATAATTTGTTATGTCAATTAAAGTTGCAGTTCTACAATCAGGTGATCAGATTGTTGCAGATATGAAAGAGATTGTATCTGAAGATAAACCAATCGCATACTTATTTCATAAACCCCAAAAGGTGATATTAAATAATCAAATCGTTTTATCTGAGAGCAAGGATCAATCTTCAGTTGAGGTAACTCTCGCAAATTGGATATTGATATCTGATGAGGATGATGTCCCTGTATCAGTTAATCAGGTGGTTGCATTAGTTGAACCAGTTGCTAGTATAAAGAAAATGTATGAGGAGAAAGTAAATGGATCAGATTATTAAATGTTTATTACTTAAGAATGGCGACCTATTGATATCTCAGATTATGGAGATTGATACAGAACTTGGTGGCCCTGACTGTAAGATGATTAAACCATATAAAATGGTAAAGGTAGAAGATGAATATAAATTGGAAACTTGGTTAGACTTCACTTCACAAAGTGAAATGATGATACATTCTGATAGTATTCTTACCATAGTTACTCCAACACCTGCTATACTATCTGAGTATGTTGAGTTGATTGCCTGATGAGATTCTACACTAATGTTCAGTTAGTTGGAAATAATTTTTTAGTTCGTGGTTATGAGAACGGAAAACATTTCATGACACGAGAGTCTTTTTCACCAACTCTTTTCGTTCCTTCAAAAAGAAAAACAAAATATAAAACACTTACTGGAGAACCAGTTGAACCAATCAAACCCGGTTCAGTTCGTGATTGTAGAGAATTTATCAAGAAATATGATGGTGTGCAAAATTTTGATGTTTATGGAAATGATAGGTATATCTACCAATATATCTCAGAAATGTATTCTGAAGAAGAAGTTAAGTTTGACATCAACAAAATCAAATTGACCACTCTTGATATTGAGGTTAAATCAGAAAATGGATTCCCTGATGTAGAATCTGCTGCAGAAGAAATACTACTCATATCAATACAGGATTATACAACAAAACAAATTCGCACATGGGGTCAAGGCCCATTTAATAACAAACAAGATAATGTCATTTACAAGTCATTCAATTCCGAGTATGAACTTCTAAATGCCTTTATCAATTGGTGGATGATTGAAGACAATACACCGGAAGTTATCACAGGTTGGAATATTGAACTATATGATATTCCATATCTATCCAGAAGACTTGAGAGAGTTCTTGGTGAGAAGTTGATGAAGAGACTTTCACCTTGGGGTCTTGTGACTGAAGATGAAATCTATATTGCAGGTCGTAAAAATATTGCATATGACGTAGGTGGTATCACTCAACTTGATTATCTTAATCTTTACAAGAAGTTTACTTACAAGGCACAAGAGTCGTATCGTTTGGATTATATTGCAAGTGTTGAACTTGGGCAGAAGAAACTTGATCACTCTGAGTATGATACATTCAAGGATTTCTATACAAAAGGTTGGCAGAAGTTTGTAGAATACAACATCATTGACGTAGAACTTGTTGATCGTCTTGAGGATAAGATGAAGTTGATTGAACTTGCAATCACAATGGCATATGATGCAAAGGCAAATTATGTTGATGTATTCTCACAGGT